ATTCTTATCCTCGGAACAATCATACCTCATCGAGAACGCGGCGGTGACGTTTGACACCTACTCGACGACACCTTATTTATATTCACAAGGACCGCTCGACATTATCAAACTTTGTGATGCTCAAATCTCATCAGCGTTCTTAACTCAATTCGCAGACCTCGGCAACACTGAGACCGGGTCACGTTCGGTCGGTGAGATTCATCTCTCTGTATTTAGAAGAGCGGCGATCAACCTTCTTGATCTTGTATCATCAGCGATCAGCGGTGTTGGGAGAAGAGGAGGCGGCACGATCGGTCGATTGATTCGATGGAACTTTGGAGCGGTCGATCCATCCAAGCTCCCGAGGTTAGTTCATACCGGTTTACAAACCGATGATCTAGCCGAGTCAATGGGTATGCTCCCCGGTCTCGTTCAATCCGGTTTACTCACTCCGGATGATGAACTTGAGAGAGCGATCCGAGAACGACTTGGAGCCGGTGACCTTCCCGAGGATGCTCAAAGATCATCAGCCGAGAGAGCGGCGGCGGCGACCGGTGGCGGTGGCGGAATAGCTGCCCTTGCCGAGAGGTTGATTCAACGGAAAAGGAGGGATGATGAGCAAGAAGAAAAATAGAAAACGAATCAAAAGAAAAACAACTCGACCTGTGAAGATTGATCCGGTTCAACCTCCACACCTTCACGCGTTCGGTGAAGCGGTCGAGCTAGATGTTGACGTGACATACGACACACCGGATGGATTGACAGTTGGTCGACCATTCAAAACATTAGCGATCGGTCAAGTGAGCTCTCGCATGAGCGGCGATCCGATCGGTGATCCGGTCGACATGGATCTACTGACTGAGCTCGTAAGAGTCTTCAATGAAAGATCAAGTGAAGATCCAGTTATCATAGATTGGAATCACGCGACCTCTCCTTTTCAAGAAGGTGATCTTGCTTCACCTGAGACCGGATCAGCACTTGGATTGATCGTCGGTTTGGATCTTCGAGAGGATGGACTATACGCGGTTCCCGCCTATAACGAGAGAGGACTTGATGTCGTCTCAAGAGCGGGCGGCGTTCTATGGAGTTCTCCCGAATATCTCCAAGGCGAGATCTTCTCAAGAGCGGGCGGGGCCAAGATCGGCAACGCTCAATTATTAGCTATTACTTTAACACCTCGACCGGCTCAAGATCATTCGACTATTGACCGGATAACACTATCGGAGGAACGATACATGGATGATCTCAACGAGATGTCTGTTGAAGATCTTCGCTCGTTGGTCGCCGCAAAGGATGCGATGATTAAAGAGCTTGAAGACCGATTGAATGAAATGACCTCGGACACCGAAGCGGCTTTGACCGAACCGGATCAAGAGGAGACTCAGGACGAGGAGCTCACCGAAGAGGCTCCACAACTCAAAGCCGAAGACGACGAGGAGGAGGAGGACGAGACTAAGTTAAGCGAAGTCTCCACCGCTCCTTCCATGCTCTCGGAGATCCAAGCTTTGAGAGAGTCAAACAAAAAACTCAACACTCGACTCAAGAAAATCGAGCAAGAGAAACATAATGTTGAACGATCAAGTGCGGTCAATCTCCTCCTTCGAGAAGGGCGAATCGCCCCGAAAGAGAAGAGTACTGCGAGCCAAGCATACGACGCCAGAAACACTCATCCGGACTTCTGGAAGATGTTCTCAGAGCGTTCAGTAAACGAGGCCGTACCAATGCACGAGATCGGTCACGGAGCTTCGGCGGCTGAACTCGATAAGGCCGGGCTTGATGAGATCATTAAATCCAACGCGGCGGCTAAGTCAATCACATATTTCCAAGCGTTGAACGAATACAGAGTCTCCGATCCGGAGACATACAACCGAGTTTTTGGAGTTAAACGATGAGTATTCAAATTGTAAAATCATTCATCGCGGCGGCGGCTATTACAGAGTTCGCGGCCGTTAAGATCGACGCGGCCGGGAAGGTCTTGGTCGCAACCTCACCGACTTCGGCGGATACTGTTGGAGTTGCACAACGCGCGGTGGCGACTGGCGAGGCCGTTGATGTTGTTGTTTTTGGTGAAACAAAAATGATCTCGAACGCTGTATTAACATTCGTCACTACTCCGCGTCTCAGTGTCGCGGCCGGTGGTGCGGTTGCCGCGTCGGTCGCAACTAACTACCCGGTCGCTCGCGTCATTCCAAACATCAATCAAGTCTCATCAGTGGCCGGAGAGCAGATCACGGTTCTGTTTCATGGTCCAGTATCAATCTTTTAAGGGGTGACTAATGGCATCTTCATATTCTAATATTCATCCTGTGGACGCGATCCTTACAAGTCTCGTTCAAGAAGCGGTCCCGAGTGATGATCAACTCATCGCCGATAAGGTCTTTGAAAAGATCAATATTCCTGAGAGAAGCGGAACACTCCTTCAAGAGGCGAGCCGAAACTTTATGGGAGCGGGTGCGGCTCTTGACTTAGAGAGAGCACCGGGAGCGGGGCGAGCTTCGATCGGTGGCTTTGATCGGTCATCATCTACCTTCAAAGCTTTGATCTATTCCGCTAGTGATTCCATCGCGATGGAAGACATCATGGACTCTCAGTTTCCCGGCGGCGAAGAGGCTCGAATTGCTCGCAAGACAGCGCGAGTTATGAAGTTGGCTCGCGAGGCGAGAGCGGCTAGCCTTCTCTTCGGTACTGCAAACTTTAACAACGCAACTTGCACCGCTGAGTTCGGTGGTAAATTCAACGCGGCGGCGGCGACTCCTTTGAGTGATCTCCACACGTTGAAAGATACAGTGTTTGAGGCGGTCCATGGAATTAATCCCGATACTCTTGTATTCGGTCGAACTGTATTCCGCGAACTCGCAAGAAATCCAGAGGTACGCGGTTATGTTGGAACGTCTGCGAATGGTATTGCATCCGGTAACCTTATCTTAAATGATGAAGCGGTGATCTCTGTTCTTCGTGATGTGCTCGGTATTCCCAACATCTATGTTGGACAAGCTCGACGAGATACAGCGGCGCCCGGCGTTGCCTCAAGCGAGTCCTATATTTGGACCGGTGATTCTCTCTTTATGGGTATCCTCCATGGTTCAGATGCGATCGTTCAAAAGACCGGCAACGTCAAAGCGATGCCAGTTGCGGCGGTTGACTTCGAGTTCAGCACGATGGTCTCAGGTACTTATGATTCACTTGACGCTACTCGCCGTTATGTTTGGGCTGAAGAGGTTCATACTTATACAGCGTTGAACGCGAGCTATGGCCGAATCATTACTGACTGTCTATAAGTCTTGAGGATTCGCGTTGTTCTATGGTCACCATCATTCATACTCAGAAAAGCCGGACGCTGACAAAGAGGCGATCGACGATTTAACACGTCAAGCCAAAGATCAAACCGGTGTGATGGCGACCTTGACGCGAGCTCGCGTTGAACAACTCAAGGCAGAGATCCAAGCGGAGCGAGCCTTTTCAAAGGGGCTTGATCGTTCTCAAAAACAAATACTAAAGACGATCAACGCCGCCTTGGAGATCTCCTCCCCTTCCGCTCTCCTCAATCTATCGCCGCCTGAGTTCTCTTCTTTATTATTAAATGGAGGACTCGGCGAGGCGATTGATGGTTATATCGATCAACAGAATCGAATAATGAAGAGCATTGATAAAGTAATGAACGCGACCGCTCCGGAGTTTTCAATGAATAGTATTGAAGCTCAATCGGCGGCGATTCAGACTCAGAATGTTTCTGCGATCTTTGACGATCTGATTGTTCCTGAGATATCAGCGGCGGTCAAAGCGGGATTAACAGATATCATGTTGTTCGTTCCGGTTGAAGTCGCGATGTCTAACATGGCGACCAAGATGAAGAGTTCACGCGGCGGACAACTCAACGCGATCAAAACTAAAATCTCCCAATATGGAAGATCATTAACAGCGGTCGCGGCTGAAGCGGCGGACTTGGATAACTATTTATTCACCGGTCCGAGGGATGGAATCACGCGGAAGTTTTGCCGAGCTCTCGTTGATCTTGTCGTAGATGAAAAACAAATGAGCAAGCTCGACAACGGACAAGGGTTATCTGTTAAGACTTCATGCGGTGGGTATAACTGCAGACACTCTTGGAGTCCGGTGAGTGAAGGATTTATCCGAGCGGCCAATCTTCAAAAGGCTAAACCGAAGAACATCGCCAAGGCGAACGCGGGAGCGAGATAATGAGAAAAGCGATCACATCAAAAGACTATCTGTTCCAATGGAACGCACCGCTCCCGGTTAACGGAATACCTATATTGAGTTGTAATACTCATGACTACGTGATGAATCAAACACGTCTTCCGGTTGCGGTGACGGCGATCGCGAGCGACCGAAGGACATTGACGATTGCTAATCAACCGGTCTCCCTCCAAGCGGATCAACTTCGAGGATTCCTATTGACCGGCGGGGATGCTTTCTTCTCAGTGAAGATTGTTCGCTTGGTTGGTACAACGGCGATACTTGCCGAGCCTTTACCGCGCGAGATTGACTTGACCGCTCCCGCCTCTCTTGAGTTTGCCTTGTGGTATGCGACTGTCACAGTAGCACACACAACAGGCGTCTCCGGTTATTATCCTTGGGAGGTGAATTATGTCGCCGACATTGGACAATCGACCGAGAACCAAATCGAAAAAGGAACGATCAAAGTAACTCCGCGTCCATTCGACACCGGACTAGATCATGATTCGCTTGTATCCATATTCGCGAACCTAGCTGACATGATCCCGAGGAGACAACAAGATCTAACACCTCAGATCAACGCCGCACTTGAAGAGATCATCCTTGTGATTCGAGATCATGTGATCCCTCAAGACGTGACTGAAGATGAGGTCTTCAATCCTGAACAATTCAAATCCGCTCACGCCTATTGTTCAGCGGCGAGAGTCTATGAACAGAATCTACAACTAGACGCTTCTGATCAGATGATGAATCGTTGTAAAGAATTGATAGATGTCGCTCTTCGTTCGGTGTCTCTTGACCTCGATGGAGATGGTATCGTTGATGAGGGGGAGACGAACTTAAGAGAGAGCGGCGGGAGCTCCAGAGACTTCCGAGGATCATGGAGCTCGTATACCAAATCAAGCTATGATGCCTCGTTCGTTCCTAAGCGTGGACAGAGGCATTGATATGACTACAACCTCTCTCAAGCTCAACCTTCCGAAGGACATCTGGACGGCTAAGGATACTCTTCGACTAGCACAGAACACGCTAGCGATGATTAAGTTTCGAACGTCCAAAGGTCAATCGGCGAGTGACAAGCAAAGATATTTCAAACCATATTCAACACGACCGATATATATTCAAAAGCGAGGGGTCGGATTAACTCCCAAGGGAGGCCGGCCAAGTCGGACAGGTAACTCTGTTTTTTATGCCGGTGGGTATCGTGCTTATAAACACTATTCACGACGACGGACAACCGGAGCCAAAGCGTTCGTCCGTCAACAGAGCGCCGAGGTTGATCTTGTTCTATCCGGTAACCTAATGAATAATCTCGTAGTGACTCAAGCGAATAAATACAGATACAAGATTGGGCTTACAGCTCACGTCGCGTATTATGGTTATGATGTCAACGCGGTTCGTCCATTCCTTGGACTGACATCAGCGGACATCGATGTGATTCATGACGCGGTCAAGTTCGATCTTGAGGCTAAATTAAAGAGGGGGTCCAAGCGATGACACAAGGAACAGTCGCCGCGCTTAACTTCCTGACTGATATGGTCGAGGCGGTCACACCCAAGACAGATCCTCATCATGGATTTGTATCGGTCGGAGGTGGTCGCGGTTCAACTCAACCGCTCGAGAACAGATACAACTCAAACCGGTATTTTGATTTTAATATCAACTCATTCTCTTCCGATGATGGAGCGGCGGGGTTGAGCGGTCGCAAGAGAATATCAGTTGTGTTGAGAGTACGCTATGATATCCCTCAAGATCCAAATGATTTACAACGGATGATGAATGAGGACGCGGCGAATCTAATCGATACGCTCAAAGGTCCGAACTATGATCTAGCGACGACCGGTATTTTGTCTCTTATTCCATCAATGCCGACAGTCGAGATGTTACTCGACTCTAATAATGAGCAGATTGCACAACTGCTCCTCCTTCCCTTTGACCTGCTTTACTTGGAGGCTTAATCATGAGTGTGACTCATAGATCTTTATCCGTCGCCGTTGAATCATCATTCGGCTCCTTGTCCTCATCAACCGGTTTACCTGATGTATCGGGGTTGACTTACACCTCGATCCCTTGTGAGCGTGATCCGATCTTGATCTATGGTGATGTCGTCGCGAGTGAACGCAACGATGCTCGCGATGGAAGCTATACGCTACCTCCAGAGCCGGACTCAGTTGAGAGCGGTGGTGTCAAGGTTCGCCGTCGAACCGGTCAAGTTCAGCTTCGAGTTGACTTGACAACGATCGGAACAACGGCCAACAACTACACAACAAACTATCTTGGTTATCTATTGGGAGCGGGTCTGTTAACTCAGATCTCATCGACTCTCACAGATACCGCGTCGGGTGTGATCAGTAAAAATGTATTCACTCCTACTGTTGGATTCGCGGCGGCAACTGTTGGAACGATTCTCAGCAGTGAGCTTAATGGACGTTCTGAGTATTCCGCGATCACTGATAATGATGTTGGCGGTAACGTCTCTGTCTCTCCGGCGTTCGGTGCCGGGTTCACTGGAACGCCAACAGTAAGAGGAACTCAAACATGGTTCCCCGGCTCGCGAACATCGACCGGAGACAAAGAGCACTCGATCACCTTCCGCGTTGATGGTGTGAACTTCCGGACTTATGCCTATGGGTGTGTTCTTGAATCACTCGCGATCAGCTTGGACAACGGCCGGCTAATGGCGGATATGACCTATCAATCTGCATTGATTCAAGATGATCATGGATCGGCGGTCGGACCAATCGAACCGACATACAACGCCGGATCACCCCCATTCTTTAGAGGGTCTTATGTCGTTGTTAGTTCAACCGCTCCAACCTCATTGACCAACGCGTCAACCGGCGACACACTCGCAAGAACAGAGCTCGACTGTGAGGACTTCTCATTCACATTGACGAACGTACTCACTCCGCTCGGTCATTCAAATTCAATTCTAGCAATGTCAAACTATGAGATCGGTGATGTAACGACCGAGCTCTCATTGACTCTCTCGACTGTCAACACCGCGATCAATGATGACTTCTTCACTAGAACAGTTCGTCAAGTGATCGTCGGCACCGGTCCAACCGGAGACGGAAAAGGGGCGGCGATCATGTTATCAGCCGGACACCTCACAACCGATCCTTCAAAATACGATGTCGGCGG